AGCCCAGTTCTTCTTCGATGAACGTACGGGCAAGGGTGGGATGGTCTTACCCATGGGTGAGAACTCCCTCATCATCAACGATGACAATACCTCCAGCATGATCTACAACAACACTGGCAAAGGTATCTCAATCATTACCCCTGCTGATGGTGCCAAGCCTGCTGCACCTAAAGGGTCAAGTACGACTCCTGACACCAACTCAAACCAGAACCCTAACTCAAGTACCAACCCTAACACTCGAGGAAAATAACCATGCTTGCAATGAAATGGGTCAAGATCAATAAGTATTGTGATCTCTCAGGAGATACCTCCGAGGCTGTCCGAGCAAGGCGTAGAAACCGTAAATGGACAGAAGGAGTACAGTGGGTCAAACGCGAAGGTAGCATTTGGATTAATCCCACCGAGGTTGAGAAATGGGTCGAGAGTCAGGTTCCCCTGAAACGCCAGTTGGCATAGCAATAAGGACTGACCGAGAGATTCAACGCATTCAGATTGCGTTCAGTTTCGAGAGTCAGCAATGTCGTGAGTTATTACCAGTCTGCAAGATCAATAAAACAAACATTGATTATGCAGCTAGTTTGAGAAGTGAAATCCGTCGAAAGATTGCTGATGGTACGTTTGAATACGCTAAGTATTTCCCTGACTCACCCAAGGTCACTAAGGGTGTAGTCAAGGTTATCCACAAACGAACCATTGGTGATTTACTTAGGGCTCAGCTTGGGATCTATGACAAGCAGACTGAGAACGATACGTTGTCACCTTCGTCATATCAGGGCTATTACAAGATCATTAACTCGATCTTGATCCCTGCTTTTGACAAGCTACCGATCAACGAACTGACAGCACCTGTATTAAGAACATGGATTGCTGGGCTTGGGGTAACTGCCAAGACCGTAAGGAACAGGCTTACCCCACTTCGATCAGCACTAGAGGATGCTCTGAACGATGACTTGATTGAATCCAATCCATTGGATAATGTTGCACTCAAGAAGCTACTTAGCCAGACCAGCACCAAGTCCAAACGTGGAGCCATTGAACCCTTTGACCATGAAGAGGTTGCAGCTTTACTTAAAGCTTGTCGGTCAGACGAACGCTCTACCCTTCAGTTCTGGTTTGCCACAGGATTGCGACCAGGAGAGTTTATTGCTCTGCGTTGGGAGTCAATCGACATGGATAAGAAGCTTGTCAGGATCTCGACCAACGAGGTCACAGGCAGGCGTGGGGATGTGGTGGGACAGTTTGAGAAAGCTCCTAAGACCTCTTCAGGAGCCCGCGAGATTGATCTGAATGTCTCAGCGATTGAGGCACTGGCTCAGCAACAAGAGCTTGAGCATGAGGACAATGGCAGAGTCTGGATGAACCCTCGATCCGGTCAACCATGGGCTCGAGAACAGCAGATCGTTCGTACCTTTTGGGAACCTTTGTTTGAACGCTCTAAGATCCGCTACCGTAACCTCTACCAAATCAGGCATACTTACGCATCGACTTTACTGACCAATGGTGCTAACCCTTTCTGGTTGGCTCAGCAGATGGGTCATGTGGATGCCGAGATGGTGTTCAAGAGATATGGCAAATGGATACCCAAGAACTTTCAGAAATCCTTGCCTAGTGCCTATGGAAATGAGGCGTAAAACCCTTCTCAAAATGAATTCACACAGAATTCACACAGATTAGGTTTTACTGGCTCGAGACCCGCATAAACAGGTAAATCACCGCAGGGTTCAATTCCCCCCGGCTCCACCATTACAAACCGCTTTTAACCGCTGTAGCCCCTTGAAGGCACAGCGGTTTTTCTTTTCTACCCCCACTAAACGGTACCAAGCGGTGTGTGAATTCACACAGGATTCACACGCAATTCACACAGACTAATCAAGATCCTGCTCGGACTTGCTTACCTGCTTCACCGAAAGCTACCAAGCAACCGATCCCATGAATGATCTGAACCAGTGACCATGAGCCTGTCTCACGGTTACCGTAGAAAGCGTAATCAGACTCCTCAAGGACACTTGGGGATGTCCAGAGTACGCTCTCACCAAACTCTTTCATCTTCTCTTGTACGGTCTCAAGGGATGCACACCGTACGGGCTTATCTAGCGTCTCTGCTGAGACATTTAAACCAAGCAATACCAGTAATCCAAACAAGATCTTCATGGTTCTACTCCCAAGCTAAGACTTTTAAGACTGCGTTGTACTTAGCTTGGCGATCAGCCAGCCCATTCAATCCTCCATTAATACGTCTGGTCATGGCTTCTACATAGCCCAAATCAGCCAGAGTATTCAAGTCATTGGTGTGCCAGAACCATCCTGCAGACATTGCAGCCAACTCTGGAAGCTCGACTAGTTCAGGATGAACCAAGGTATCTACATCCTCAGACATAGCAAAATTGAGATACTGATTTTTGCCAGTCAGCTGAATAAGACCCCGACCTCTGTACAACCACCCCTCCCCACTGGCTTCGTCTCCGTTACCCATACGGTTCCCGTAAGCTCTATTTGCAATCCTCTCAGGCTGCATGGCGTACTGTTGAGCCACATCCCCAGGGAATAACTGAGGCCAGCTCCGGTTCAATGCTGAGGCTTGGTAATAGAGGTTTTCTACCGTAGCTGTAAAGCCTCCAGATTCATGTGCAATTTGAGACAAGAACCCTGCCATTCTTAACGGAGTATTGATCTCATAACGAGTACACACGTTATTGAGTGGAGCTTCATACAAGGCTGCATTGGCTGTGCTACATAGATCTGCTGCTACTAACATTTCTTTAGTTAGGTACATTGTTCTTCCTTACTTGGAAAAAGTCGTAGCAGGTACGGGCGTAGGCTGCAGCTTCGTCTGCCCTTGCTGATTCGGAAAGAAGTAGCTGCGTAAGTTCTCTTGAAAGTTTGCCTGTGGTGGGGGCGACAGGAGCGCTGCTGGAGGGGGTGGTGGAACTGGGCACGTTGCTATTACTTGCGGCGGCGTGACTGTCGTACAAGCCCCCAAGCTCACTAACAAGACGAGCATTGTCAGCTTTAACGGTATCAAGATTCTGTCTAAATTCATTATGAGCCACCTCTAATTCGGTTGCGATACGGGAGTTTTCTGCATCAATAGATCGAGCCTTATTCGTTGCTAGACGTACAGCTTCTGCAGCGTCTAGTCGAATGGTGGAGATCGTCTCTGCAAACTTGGCATTCTTGTAGTCGGCAGTCAGCCACCAAGATAGGGTTGTGCCGGAAACAAAGGCAATCCCACAGCCAATGATAAAAATCTTAATGTCGAACATTATCTCTACTCCATTTATCATCGATCACTGCACCACCGATGTAGGCTGTGACTACGAGCCCCACAAAAACATAGAAGGGCCCTGCAATGACTCCCAAGTGGGGAGAGTTAGTAAACAGGAGAAGCGGGAATAACAAACCAGCGATCATGGCTAACCAAGACATCTTGCGTCTGTTCTTCCAACGATCCACTTCAATGACTGGATCAAGCAACACTTCTGTTGTGTCATCCATCAATGCTGCGTCTACGAATTAACTTAACCATGGTGCTAAGTCCGTAGACTGCGACACCCACAAGGAAGGTCACTGAGATTGGATCAAGATCAAACTCTTGAGCTTCTTGGATCACATCCCAGAGTCTTACTGTTGAAGCCAAGCCAATCAGACTTAAGCCAATCCTTTGAAGTAAGGAATCATTTAAGTAATTACTTAGCACACCTGCAAAGGTCAGTGCTGAGGTGATGATTAAAGCGATAATAAATACAGCATCCATTACGCTCTCCATTTACGAGCAAGCCAGTCTAGGAAGATTCCCATGGCTTGCTTTGCATCCACAACTTGAATCAATTCATAGCCTTTGGCTACGATAGACATACCAAAGAGTCCGATGATGAATCCAATCAGACCTTCGGTATTATTAATATCTAACCAAGCTGCAACAGGGCTGGTTGCAAAGTAAGACAAGCAACTTCCCCCTAATGCCATAAATGATTTCTCAAGCCAAGTTCCTTGCACGAAGCGTAGAGACACAAGAGCGCCAACCACTCCGCTGATGATCTTGATGACTCCTATTTCGTGAAAATTAAAGGAATCATTCATGTCACATCCTTGCCCCTGAAGAATGCCCGATCACCTTGGACTGCACAGAACTCAGGGTGGATCAACTTGCCATTCACGATTGTTAATACTGCGAAACCAGAACAATGATTGGCAGGATTATCTTCGCCATAGCTCATCTGAGGGCCATCTGTGTCCCCTAGAGTGCCTGTATCGATACCCCACCTACTTCCGTCATAGTCCGTAAAGACCGTGGCTTGGAGACGGTGTAAATGCCCCGTGACGATGTTCTTACCTGAAACCAAGGTGTTGTTATAGGTGGCATGAAGACCGTTCCTGAAGCGATGCTTGATCATCACGTTGTCGTTGACCATCATCGACATAGACATAGGCCAGAGAGGGAACTGTTCTTGTAAAGAGAATCCAGGGACTCCCTCAAACTCAGGCACCAAGTTAGCCAGTCTGGATTCAAACCGCATATCATGGTTGCCTATCGTCCACCAACGCTTAGCTCCCCGAGCTACAGCTTCGATCTCAGAGAGATACTTGTGGACTGCATCAAGCTCTTCTTTGACCGTTGGAAGCTTGTGTCCGAATGAAGACTTAGGCCAGCGTGATACACCAGCTCCATCAAAGAGATCACCATTGATGACAACCATCTGGGGACGTAACTCAGCAATGACGTTTATGAATGCCTGTTGAGCCACTGTATTCGGGCCCGGCCATTTATGAACATCACTTCCTACAATAATGATTCCATTCTCTAACGTGCAGTCTGTTCGAGCATTATGCTCACGACGATAGAAGTGAGGAACAGTAGGGGTCTGAACCCGAGGAGCCTCTGGATAAATAGCTTCCATGGTTTTCTTTCTACGTTGAACAGAGCGTCTTCCTACCCCTAGCTCAGTCGCTACAAGATCTGAGCTACCCAGACGTTGCCAAGCTTCAAGGAAGATCTCATCACTGACGGGTAACTTCATAGTCTTACTTAACATGGTGAACTCCCTCTTTTTTCATTGAGGTAATGTTCTTTACCATGGCTCGGGGAATGACGATTGTTTGTGCGTGGTTATCGCCAGAATATGTTTGGCATAACTTAATGTACTTAGGGGTCTTAGCCAAGACCCAACCTACAGATAAACAAGTCAGATCAATATCAACTGGATTGACATCGTTACCTTCCATCCAACCAAATTCATGGGCAGCATCTGTCCACTCAATTAAAACAATTTGGGGAGTTTTGAATTTCATATGGTTCCAGTAAGAATTGCATCTTGGGAAGCCTCAGACCATCTCTGTGATTCCGTGCAATATCTTTACTGGTTCCCAAGTGTCAAGCGTGTCTTGGGGATAGTGCGGATTACTTCAAGTTTTCTAACTTATATAAAGCAACTAGGTAAGTGTGCACTGCTTCATCAATTAGGTTCTGGATTGGGCTATCTGATTTCTCGACAGCCTCATAACGAATCTTCTCAAACCAAGAGAGATGCTTGCGTAACATATCGCAAGGCTCCTTGTAAACGCTTTCATCCTTAAGCAAGGGAATGTTATCAATGATTCCATGTCGGCCTTGGTAAGCCTCTGTGATGCTGTCAGCGTTCTCTACGATAGCGTTATAGAATCCATCTAAAGCCATATGCTGAGCATATGACTTGGTAGCCAAATGCATACGATGAGCAAGCTCACGACTTAGAAACAAGATACCGATTAGCTTGCCGATCATATTGATCTCCTAGTTAAGCTGTCACTGGATAAGAACGAAACGGAGTGAACTGAATCGCTACCAACTTCTTGCCACCCATGGTGTCACCTTGGATCTTGTAACCAAGATAGATTTCCAAGCAATGAGGCTTCCAGTAATAAAGCTGAGCACGAATGCACCATGCTTTGTCCCCTGCAGCATTGATAACCGTCCAGTAACTAAAACAGTTATTACCTGTTCTCCACTTGGCTTCATTATCGTGAGTAGTTACAGGCACCATTCCAGTAACGTCATAACCCCATGCTGAGCCAAATCCGTAGGCTGCATTACGTTGTAGCCAAGTCACACGGCATAGGTAACGAAGCCAAGCAGATGAATCATAATCAGCCTGAGTCTTACCTTTAACAGGCCATACGTCATAGTCCTGTGCGTACCATAATTCATCCACAGGTGCGTCAGGGGTCTGCCAGATACGAAGGCTAGGGATTAGGAAATCTCTTGGCATACCAACATGAAGCGCGGGAAAGCCTGTCACTTCACTCTCTTCTTCTTTCACAATGAAGAGGGCGAAGATATAAGCCAAGGGATAAGCCAGAATAGTCAGCACGATCAAGGCTACCGACTTCACAAACCAGAGTACCGTTGACTTAAACATTAGCTGCCCCTACATAATCAGGATTATTCGGAATCACCCAAGCCACAGCGATCAGCGCTTCTACTGTTGTAGCTGCTGCGATTTCATCTTTAGCTGTGCGTCCTGTACTCAAGACTGAATCACGCCACACAATCCACTCTGGTTTATAGGTAGCGTCTTGGAAGTTACGAACCATGATGTAGTCACTCGTTTTAAGGGTGAGATAAATCTTCTCATCAATAGCGTCTGTAAGCTGCTTCTGAAGCCCTACAAGCTCTTTAGGTGAAGAGGTGTACCCAATCCTCACGACTCCATCTACAAGCGCAGGGGAAGCCTCTGTGATCCAGTAGTAGCGATCATCAGGGCGAGCTTCATGGATTACATCGACCATGCCGATGTTTGCTTTCTCTTCGGGGCTAGACAGGTTTAGCCAATTTGAAGGATAAGAAATATCGTTCCATGTGAAGGCTGTGCCAGCGGGTACTAAAAGGGCGATAGCGTTGTCTTTAATAATTGCGAACATTTGTTTTTCCTTAACGTGCGAGGGAGTGCTTCAGGGGATTTTCTGCGAACGCCATGTAGATGTATGTCGCACCAGGTGCGTTAATTGTGTCCCAAGTAGCTCTAATTTTGAAACCGTTGGAAAGTATGTCAGCTACGTTCACATAGTTTGATTCGGCTGTCGAAGCATTTGGGAATTGCCAATTAACAGCTACGTTGTTGGGGTTTCTAGCAGTGTCAATTAACACCCAATCACCACCGGATACGGCAGTTGCTGCCTTAATCATCACAAACTTTGGTCTAAATCCTAAATATATAAAAGCACCGTCAGCCGATCCATTACCCGTGTAGCTACCAAACGCTGAGTATCCGGCTATGGGTGTCCAGCAGTAGGCAACCATTGGCGTACTGCTAACCGACAAGTTTGTACCAATACTTAATACGGATGATGTGGGGGCTGTGCTGTTAAAAGCGTTGGTGTCGCTAATCTGACCGCTTGTTGAATTTAAATCAATACGGTAAGCGGCAGATGTTAATGCGCTATGGTAACAAGCCCACCCTGCAATGTTTGGTGCAGAACCGCTACGGTACTTAGCAATGTAGAACGCAGGTGCAACACCCAACCCATGCCCAACCGTAGCTGCTGCGCCTGTGCCGTTAAAAGTTATAACACTAAA